GGGTTTATCTCTTGGCACAACAATGCTAACGCCGCTGGATATAATCTCATTCTCTCGTGGTCTGAAAATGGTGATGGCTGGTTTGACTATTGGGATGCTGATAAGAAAGAACGTGTTCGTATTCCTGACCATGCTGGTTGGCAAGCAAAGATGACATACTTTGGTTCTTATGATGAGCCTGATGATCTGTGTTATCATGCAGCAAGCACAGACTGCCTTAGAATATCTGTCGCATATGTTTGGGGCCCACACGAAACAGTTTGGCAAGAGGTTATCGAAGACTTGGAAGATCCAGTATGATCAATATAGTCTGTGTCAAATATGGCACAAAATATGATCATACGTGGGTGAATAGACTTTATAAAATGGTAGAGGAAAATTGTTCTTTACCATTTATTTTTTATTGCATGACCGATAATACTGACTACCTAGATCCATATGTCGAGACTATAGATATAGACCATTCTCTTGAATTGGATTCTTTTTGGTGGAAACTAACTATATTTAATAACATATATGCTTTTGATGCTCCTACTATATTCTTAGATCTTGATGTGGTTATTCAAAACAATATTGATTATTATATAACAAAATTATTTAATGAAGATAAACTAACTATTCCTTATACTGGAGTTTTAAAAAATTATCTCATGGATGGCATATGGTATGAAGATGCATATCATCATACTGCCGGAGTAAACTCATCAATTATGATCTTTAAACCAAGTAAAATGAAAATAATTTTAGATAATTTTATGGTTGATATGGATTACAACGTCCTTAAATATAGGGGTGTTTGTAGATATTTGTGGGGAGAACATCGAGATTTATTTAACCTTATGGAGCATGGTAAAGATTGGTATTCTTATATGAAGAAATATAAAGTTTATATTGATGATTATAATAGCTATGAAAAATATCGTACCAAGGATGATATACTATGGATGCCTCATGTACCTGTTGTACTATTAAATGGCCTCGAAAATGATAATCAAAGAAAAAGAGTTCTGAATAGGTTTGGATATTTTGTATAAATAACACTATGGTGGATATTTTATACATTATAAATAGATGGAATAACACAAATTAAAAGCGGTTAAAGGTTTTAGATTCATGGCAGACTACGAGGATATAAGTGTTGATCAAGGTTCTGATATAGCAATAGAACTTCACATGACTAATACTGATGGTTCGGTTAAAAATTTGGCCAACCATTCAGTAGCCGCTAAAATGAAAAGAAATTATAATTCAGATAGTGATAATACCCAAGCATTTAATGCAATAATTGCAACACCTCCTTCTGATGGTGTTGCAACAATATCGCTTACAAATACACAGACTGCAGCACTAGCTGCTGGGCGTTGGGTTTATGATGTAGAATTATCATATGTTGATAGTTCATCAAGCACAATAACAGAGAGAGTTCTTGAAGGCAAAGTCTTTGTAACTCCTTCTGTAACGAAGTAAGGAATCTAGATGCCTACTCATCTGAATCATGGTGAAAAAACCAGAGTGCAAGTGCAAACTGGTAATGTTACACGGGTCAAAAAAATTGTAGTTGGCAAACCCGTAAGAAGAGTTACTGCGGGTGCCTTTACTATAGGTAGCCTAGGAGGTGTGGATCTAACTGGCGTCACTGATGGCAGTATGTTAGTATATAATGGAACAGAATCCAAGTTCGAAGCAAAAGTTCAACTGGATAATCAAAATACTAATGTAAATGGAGGCAATTTCTAATGGCCGTAATTAGAATCAAAAGAGGCACAGGCACCACTGCACCATCCTCGTTAAAAACAGCGGAGTTGGGTTATGCAATGGGTACTGGTACCCAAGCTAACGGCGGTGATAGACTATACTTTGGTAAGGGTGATGATGGAAGTGGTAATGCTACCTCAATCGTTGTTATCGGTGGTGAATATTTCACAGGTGTGCTTGCGCATGCCGCTGGTACACTTACCGCATCTGCAGCAATCATTACTGATGCATCAAACAAGATTGATAATCTTAAAGTTGATAACCTTGATCTTAATGGCAATACAATCAGTTCAACTGATACAAATGGTAACGTCACACTTGATCCAAACGGAACAGGTGTTGTTGATGTTTCCACATCAAAGATATCAAATGTTGTAGATCCTGCAGCAGACCAAGATGCTGCTACGAAAAAATATGTAGATGATCAGTTTGGCGGTTCAGCTGCACTCCTTAACATTGCTGCAGATACTGGAAGCACAGATGAAGTTTCCGCTGCATCAACTGTTACCTTTACTGGCGACACAGGTATCTCAACTACAGTAAGTGATAACGAAATCACTATTGATCTAGATGATACTGCTGTAACCCCAGCATCATATGGTTCCTCTACTGCTATTCCAATAATCACTGTTGATCAGCAAGGGCGCTTAACTGCAGCATCTACTGCCACTGTTTCAACAAGCCTTGCTCTTGCAGGTGAAACTGGTACTGGTACAGTCAACCTTATTGACTCAAGTTTTAGTATTGTCGGTGGAACAGGTATTGCCACATCAGCTAGTGGAAACGAGATTACGGTAACAACCGTAGATGCAGAAATTGTACACGATGACCTATCAGGTTTTGTTGCTGATGAACACATAGCACACAGTGGGGTAACAATTACTGCAGGCGATGGTTTAACTGGTGGTGGCACAATTGCCGCCACACGAACACTTGCCATTGGTGAAGGTACTGGTATTACAGTATCTGCAAACGCAATTGCTACAAATGATGGTGAAATTGTTCATGACAACCTCTCAGGGTTTGTTGCTTCTGAACACATCAATCACGGTGGTGTAAGCATTGTTGCTGGTACTGGTTTAACTGGTGGCGGTAATATAGAAGCAACAAGAACGCTGAATGTTATTGGTGGTGACGGTATTACAGCAAATGCTGATGAGATTGAAGTTGCTGTTGATAACTCTACAGTTGAACTTTCTGCAACAAGCGGATCTGGAGTTGTACGAGTCAAAGATGGTGGTATTACCAACGCAAAACTAGCGAATGACTCACTTACAATCGGTACCACAGAAATTGACCTAGGTGCATCATCTACTGTTCTTGCTGGTCTCACACAGATTGATGTTGATAACATTCGTATCCTAGATAACACTGTTGCGTCATCAACAGGTACTCTTTTCCTTGACCCGAATCCTATCGACTCAGATGGTGGTGAGGTTATTGTTCGTGGTAACTTTACAGTACAAGGTACAACAACTACTGTAAACTCAACTACAGTGTCTATCAATGACTTGAACATGGTTCTTGCTGACTCGGCAGCAAACGCTGCAGCTGCAGATGGTGCTGGTCTTACAGTCGGTGGCGCAGGATATTCAGGAACTAGGGCTACATTTACATATAACGGTAGTACCGACGAATGGGAGATGAATAAGAAACTTAATCTCCCAGGTTCTGGATCACTAGAATTTGGTGGTGTTAGTCTATTAGAAACCATTGATGATCACTTAGCTAGTAACTTGCTTCAAGCGGGTGAAGGTATTGACTTAACATACAGTGATGGTTCAAATACACTTACTATAGCAGCAGAACTTGCCACAATCTCAAACCCAGGTGTTGCCTCATTCGACTCAGATGAGTTTACAATCACATCTGGTGCTGTTATTCTTGATACAATTGACGGCGGAACTTTCTAATATAATACAGTCTGGGTATTTTTATATTCAGACTTTAAACACGCCTTTTTTAAGGAGCAGAAATGGCTAAGTTATTACTTAAAAAATCATCAGTAGATGGTAATGCCGCTGGTACAAGCGATATAGATTATGGTGAACTTGCCATTAACTACCGCAATGGTAGGCTGTTCTATAAAGATAACTCAAATAATATTGATAACTTTATTGACTCGGATCTGATTAATGCGAAATACCTATCAAAGGCTGGGGGTACATTAACAGGTGATATAGCATTTGCTGGTTCTCAAACAGTAGATGGTAGAGATGTTTCTACTGATGGCACAAAGCTAGATGGCATAGAAGCAAATGCGGATGTAACAGATACTACTAATGTTACCGCTGCAGGTGCTCTTATGCTTACAGGTGGTACAATGTCTGGCATTATCACAATGGGTGATAATAAGATTGTCAGTCTTGCAACTCCCGTAGATTCAGCTGATGCCGTACCAAAATATTATGTTGACTCTGCCCTCGATAATTTTTCAGCAGTCAACGGCACACAGAACAGATATAGCTATACAGCCACAGCAGGTCAGACAACTTTTGCAGCCAACTATGATGTTGGATTTGTGGACGTGTATTTGAATGGTGTGCGTCTAGTGGTCGGTACAGACGTAACAGCAACATCAGGAACAAATGTTGTATTTTCTCCTGCGTTGGCATTGAATGATATCGTTGAAATAGTTGGATACGGTATTTTCACATTAGCAGACCACTACACCAAAGCCGAAGCAGATTTAAGGTTTAGAATTAACATATACGATGCATCAGGGACACTACTCAACTAATATAAATAGTTGAAAGATATAGGACGAAATAATGGCTAACCCAACTTCAAGACAGACATTGATTGACTACTGCAAACGTCGTTTAGGCGATCCAGTAATTGAAATCAATATTGATTACGATCAAGAACAAGATCGTGTGGATGAAGCCATACAGTATTGGCAAGAATACCACTCCGATGCTACATTTAGAACATATATTGCTCAACAAGTGGGTGATAGTGATGTCTCAAGAGAGTATGTGAATGTACCAACTGATGTACTCTATGTTACTAAAATGTATAATGTCAACAGTAACTTTGGCGGTAGTACCAATATGTTCTCTGTTAAGTATCAAATGATGCTCAATGATATTGCAAATATGCAACACTTTGCTGGCGATATGGCATACTACGAACAACTCAACCAATACTTGTCTCTTTTGGATATGAAACTCAATGGTCAAACACAAGTAACATATTCAAGGCACGAAAATAGACTGTATATACACGGTGATTTTGCAGATAAAGATATTAAGTCTGGAGATTATATTGTATATGAAGCATATAAAACAACACCAACAACCAACACGGATGTTTGGAATGATATATGGTTAAAGGAATATACAACTGCATTGTTTAAACACCAATGGGGAGCAAACCTAATCAAGTTTGAAGGCATGCAGATGCCGGGTGGGGTTACAGTAAATGGTAGACAACTCTTTGATGATGCACTTCAAGATATAACAAGATTGCAAGAAAGAATCCGAATGGATTATGAGACACCAGCCAATTTCTTTGTAGGATAAATCATGGCAACTAATCCATATTTTAGTCAAAAAGTAAGATCAGAACAGAATCTTTATGAAGATATAATCATAGAGTCGCTCAAGATGTTTGGGCAAGATGTTTATTATTTGCCTAGAACAATTGTGAATGAAGATAGTATTTTCGGTGATGACGTTCCATCAAAATTTGGTTCCTCACACAAGGTAGAGATGTACATCGAGAACGTTGAAGGTTTTGATGGTGAAGGAGATTTGTTTACCAAGTTTGGTGTAGAAATAAGAGATCAAGCAACCTTTATCCTGGCAAGAAAACGATGGAGTGATCTTCAGAGAAATAGTAGTTCAGTAAGTTCTATTCGCCCAAACGAAGGTGACTTGATATATTTGCCTTTGTCAAATAAAATATTTCAAATTATGCATGTAGAACACGAACAACCATTCTATGCTCTTAGTAATCTACCAACATATAAAATGCGATGTGAACTGTTTGAATATAGTGATGAGGATCTTGACACTGGCATTGATGCAATACAAGAGATTGAAGAAAACTATGCCTACACATATAGTCTCACACTAGATTCTGCTTTGACTGCAGGTTCTTGGTCTGTTGGAGATAATGTAAAACAAACCTTGGCAGATGGTACAATCATGTCTGGCGAGATTTCAGCATACAGTGATAGCGATAAGATAGTACACCTTGTTCATGTCGGTGCGAATGACGGCGCCTTCCATAACTTTGCTACAAGTAGATATCTAATCACAGAAGATTCCTCTGGACAAGCACTCGTGACTGCTATAGCAGAGGTTAATAAGTTATCTGCTAATGAACAGAATGATGATTTCAATACGACTGCCACAGATATGTCATTCCTTGATTTCAGTGAAACAAATCCATTTGGAGATCCTAGATAATGTTTAGTAAGAAGTGTAGAGAGCATTTAGATGATGTAAGCGAATCTGGTGTAGAACATATGCTTCAAGCATTATGGGTTGCATTAAAGCTACAATTGTTGGTTCCAATCTGTATTATACATGCCTTTGCACCGTGCTTTTTTACAGCTACTGCAACAAATGAAATGAAAAAGATATTGAAGAAAAGAGAATCCAATGTTAGGTAGTTACTTTTATAACGAAAGAGTGAGAAAAAGTGTAGCCATGTTTGGCTCTCTTTTTAATAATATTTATGTAATTCGGAAAAATTCTGCAGGGGATGTTATTTCCACAGTAAAGGTTCCTATTTCATATGCACCTAAAAGAGATTTCTTAGAAAGAATACGAGATAATGCCAACTTAGATACAGATACAAATGTTGCTATAAAATTACCTAGGATGTCATTTGAAATTTTAGGTTTTTCATATAATTCTGTTAGACAATTGAATAAAATGGGGAATAAAAACAGGGTAGCATCTACATCTGTAACACCTCAAGTTAAAAGAGCAAAGATATATAACTACGTCCCATATGATATCAACTTTCAATTACAAATTTACGCAAAAACACAAGATGATGCTTTACAGGTTGTAGAACAAATATTGCCTTTCTTTGCTCCGCAATATTCTCTTACTATCAAACCATTCGCTGATTATGCTGACATCAAAGAAGATGTTCCTATTACGCTTGAAGGTCTTTCTACCCAAGATGACTTTGATGGAGAATTAGGATCTCGTAGAACTATTATATATGCTTTAGATTTTGTTATGCAAGCTAATTTCTACCAAGGTGTCAACGAATCCGCTATCATAAGAGAAGTTATTAATAATTTGCATGTTGATACACTCACTGATTCAGACGGTCATGGTAATGCATCAATACCAAATGTAAAATTAACAGTACTACCAAATCCATTAAATGTATCACCTGATAGTGATTATGGGTTTACAACGGTTAAATTATATTCAGAAGAGGGTGATTCAAGTGGCTGATAAGAAAAAAGAAGCTGATACAGACTATACATACTCACGTGAGGTTCTTTATGATCTGATAGAAAAAGGCCGAGGCGCACTCGAGGATATGATTGAAGTTGCACGGGAGAGCGAACACCCTCGGGCATTCGAAGTATTATCAGGGTTAATTAAAAATACAGCTGATGTTAACGATAAACTACTTGACCTAAATAAGAAACATAAGGATATTAACACAGAGGCTGTAAAACAATTAGAAGGCGGTGTGACTAATAATAATGTTTTTGTTGGCTCAACTGCAGATTTACAACGTATGTTGCAAGATGTGAGAAAAAGTGAGGAAAATAATGTGGTGGATATTACACCGCATCTAAAAGATGAATAATATTATTAATAGTCATGAAGGCTACCTTGGAAATCCGAACGTAAAACGGGATGGTATTACACAAGGTTGGTCACAGGAAACAATCCTAGAATACCAAAAGTGTATGCAAGATCCAGCATATTTTGCTCGGACCTATTGTAAGATTATATCTCTTGATGAGGGTTTAGTCAACTTTAATCTGTACCCATATCAGAAAAATATGTTCGACCATTTTAATGATAATAGATTTTCTATTGTTCTTGCTTGCCGTCAAAGTGGTAAATCTATTTCATCAGTTGCTTATCTGCTATGGTATGCACTTTTTAATAGTGAAAAGAACATTGCGGTCCTAGCAAACAAAGGTGCTACATCACGTGAGATGTTATCCCGCATTACACTTATGCTAGAAAATTTACCTTTCTTTTTACAACCCGGCACTAAGACACTGAATAAAGGCTCTATAGAGTTTTCTAATAACTCTAAAATTATTGCTGCGGCAACATCTGGCTCATCTATTCGTGGTATGTCTGTCTCACTTCTATATCTCGATGAGTTTGCTTTTGTAGAAAATGCTGCTGAGTTCTACACATCAACATATCCTGTTATTTCATCTGGTAAAGATACTAAAGTTATTATTACATCAACTGCAAATGGCATTGGTAATATGTACTATAATATTTGGCAGGGGGCAACTCAAGGTACAAATACTTATAAACCATTTCGTGTTGATTGGTGGGATGTTCCAGGGCGTGATGAAAAATGGAAAAACGAAACTGTTGGCAATACCTCTCAGCTACAGTTTGATCAAGAATTTGGAAATACCTTTTTTGGTACAGGTGATACACTTATTAATGCAGAGACCCTTATGGAGTTTAGGGCAGCAGATCCTATTAGATGGTTAGAGGGTAGTGATTTATTGGTTTACGATGAGCCAAAGGCAAACCATGAATACATCATGTGTGTTGATGTATCAAAAGGAAGAGGACAGGATTATTCTACTTTTAACTTAATCGACATTAGCGTATCACCATTTAGGCAAGTGGCTGTATATCGCAACAACAATATCTCTCCTCTCCTCTTCCCTGATATTATTTATAAGTATGCAATTCTTTACAATAATGCATATGTTGTTGTAGAGTCAAATGATCAAGGAACTTTGGTCACAAGAGGTTTGTATTACGATTTAGAATATGAAAACTTACATATGGAATCTGCTATTAAAGCGGATAAAATTGGTGTTGAGATTACAAGAAAAACTAAAAGGTTAGGTTGCTCATCTATAAAAGACATACTAGAAAATGGTAAACTTGTTATTCAAGACCATAATACAATTATGGAAATTTCTACATTTATTGCAAGAGGGCAGTCATATGAGGCATCGGCTGGTAACCACGATGATCTTATGATGAATCTGGTTATGTTTGGATATTTTGCAAATACTACAATGTTTAGAGATATGACCGATATTAATCTTAGAGAAATGATGTATAAAGATAAGATTAGCCAAATTGAAGCAGACATGATGCCATTTGGTATTATAGATGATGGAGTGCCTGATGAGGTGATAACTAATCAAGAAAATGACCATAGCACTGGTTGGGCTTTGGATACAACGGACAGATTTTTCTAAAACTAAAATGATATAAATAGTTTCAATGAACATCCGTATTATGAGATAAGCTTATCAACTATAAAAACTGAGGAATAAAACGCTATGGCACTTACAACACCCTCTCAGTCTCCAGCAATCGTTACGAAGGAGATTGATTTAACAGGTGGTGTACCAAACGTACCAACAAGCACAGGCGCTTTTGTAGGCGAATTTAGATGGGGACCAGTACAACAACCCACTCTAGTCGCAAACGAAGCAGGTCTAGTAGAACGTTTTGGCGCACCTGACAGTGACAATACTGTCGAATGGCATTCAGCCGCATACTTTTTAAGATATTCTAGCGACTTCAGTGTTGTTAGAGAAATCAACGGAGCCTTAAATGGCTTTGACTCGGACGCTGGCGCTGCTGCGCCCGTTGTTAAAAACAGAGATAATTGGGACAACCAAATCGGTGCACTTAATGACTCGGATCATACATTTGTTTCTAAGTGGCCTGGTGAACTAGGTAACTCAATCGAAGTTCAGTTCTGTACAGCAGATTCATCTGGTACAACAGACTTTGATGCTTGGGCATATAGAGGATCCTTCGATGCTGCACCCGATACATCTGCATGGGATTCAGCAAGAGGCTCATCAAAGGATGAAGTTCATATTGCAGTCATAGATGCTGGCGGTCTCTTCACAGGTGTTAAAAACTCTGTACTCGAAACTTTCCCATTCCTATCAGTATCAAATGATAACAAGTCCTCTGACGGAGCAACAAACTACGTCAAGAACGTTGTTAACAATGCTTCTGA